TCAAAGTTCCCCATCTTCTACCCTCCTCATTAAATGTATCCCCGATTTCCCACTAATACACCGCTCAACATATTCACGATGTCTTATGCTTTGTTCATGCATATTTATTGCTGAAGTCTCTATCGAATCAATAAGGATATCGACATTAGGCGGCAATGCAGCAATCATTTTTTTTACTTCAGATAAATCAAGTGTTATCCGGTCGCATTTATTCTCTAATATTTGCAGTTCTGCAAATAGATGTCTGCATATTTTTTTATTTATGCAAATCGTGTCATTCTTTTCAATCATATAAAGTTCGTTTGTGATTCTAAAAAAGAATTACTAACGACAGATTGAAAAGTTCGATTACAAAATTAAATAATCAAAATTATCTTCTATTTAAAACTTCTTAATTATGTTCTTCTTTTTCTAATAGTGATTTCTACATCCGCTTGATGAACTATGTTTGCGTAAACAGCAGCACTTACAGCATGTACATCAATATTCATTTTAAAATAAGTCATTAGGAATGCAATCTCAGAGTCAAAAGTGGAACGAATTTGTTCTGGAGTTGCTTTCTTTTCAGAATGCTCTTCGACACGTCTCTCTTCATTTCTCTTTTGCTCAAAAATTGCAATATGAAGCATATAGTCTAGTTTTGATTTCAATTGCTCATTATCCATATTATGTGCATTAACTTCCATCTGCATTAATACTTCTCGGACCTCATCAAAGCTGCAGACAGCTATTAAAGTCTGACAAATGCGAAGGAGTAACAGACGGGTCCTCTCCTTCATTATGTCTTCTTTGTCCAATATCAAAGCCTTGACACCAGATGAATTAGTGATATTTCTATAATCAATGATCAGTTTTGAGGCCCTTTCCTTTAACTCTTCTTCTGATTTTGACTCATTCTCAGAAAGTAAGCATAGATACTCCCCACATGAAATATCTATAAAATCACTCAGTGAAATTTGATTCAATCGCTCTATCATGACAATTTCCACCTCTTATAATTTTCAAAATCGCGATTATTAGCATCCTCACGCTGTTGCCTTATACTCTTTAGCAGCAAATTATTTGTCGTGTCTATCCTTTTTTCAAGTCTTGAATAATCATTGACCACAATAGTATTGTTTTTAGCAGAGGATATATTCGAAGGTGAAAATGTAGACGAACACAAATCGGAAATATCTAAGCCTGACAAATCAAATTCATCCACATCCGGAAACACCTGTGCACCTTTAGGAATATCTACCAAAGTAGGAGTATCAGGAGTTATCCACGCTTGGCCTTTATACATGATGACTTCTTGTTTTCCGGCATCACCGACAAGAGCAGTTCCTCCTCTATGTCCAAAAGCATCCTTTGTACCCTCTGCATATGATGGTATAGGAGTAGCAAGGATAGTTGCAACTTGTACAGCGCCCATAGCACCAATTATGATAGACAAGGGAATATTAGGTAAAGCTTCAGTTATGGCAAGAGCGGTGGCTATCCCTGCTTGAGCGATACTAGTAGCCTTATCCCAAATGGCCTGTTTATGAGCTAACTCCTGCTTTTGCTTTTCTAGCTCCTTATTTTTTATCTCAGTTTGTACTTTCGCTGCGCGTTTACGAGCCTCAGCTTCTTCTTCTGAAATAGCGCCTGTCTCAGCTAAATTTTCTATACGCTCTACATCCTTTTCATATTTCTCATCGTTAGCATCTTGTTCCTCTTCTATTTTTTCAATCTGCCCATCATAAATAGTAGAAGCCAGATCTCCAATCGCACCAACTGCTTGCGAAGCGGTCTGAAGCCATTTTTTCAAGTTTTTCAAGCGCTCTTTTTGTGCCTTGTCATCTGCCTTCGTAACCTTATCAATAGCCTCAATCTCCGCCTCAGCTTCTTGTCGCGCTAAATCAGCTTTTGCCTTCTGCAATTGTTCGGCAAGCTTAGTACGTTCTTCCGGACCGAGATTCTTTTCTGTATTCAGCTGCATTTCAAGGGCATCAATAGCTGCTTCTGTGGTTTTCCTAGCATAGTCAAGCTTCAATTGATATTCTCGTTCAGCATATTCTTGTTGAGTAATCTCTTTAGAAGCTAACTGTTTTTTCAGTGCAAGCGTATCCATGATATATTCTTCATCACGAATACTCTGTTCATGCGCAGCATTCTCAGCAATCAACAGAACTTGATCCGAAGCATGTTTTTCATACAATTCTTGTCTCTTTTTAGCGTACTTCTCGTCAATGAGGAATACATCTTCACCGGTTTTCTCTGCTGAGTCAATTTCTGCTTCACGTTGCAGTTCCAACTGGTGCAATTTCAAATCCAGTTCTTCCTGAGAGCCTTTCTTCACAACAGCAAGAGCGTTCTCAACATCTTTCCTTTCACGATCAGAATTATACTTAACGGTAAACTCGTCTAACTTTGCTTTCATTTCTTTACCTAAAGCATTTCTAGCCGCAATTTCATCTTTACCACCTCCTTTAATTGCTGCAATTTTCTTATTATATCCGAGGGAAATCTTGGCAAGCTCTTTATTTAATCCTTCATCCATAAGAGATAATTCAGATTCTTGAATCTGCTCTTGTAATTTTTGTCTCTCTCTAGCAGCTTTCTCTAGTTCACGTTTTTCTTTATCGGAAAGAGAACTTACACCGGAACCAGTATTACCTTCTGGTTTAATATCACTTCCCAACCTCTTTCTTCTCGCCTCAAGAACATTAACAGACGATTGATAAGTAGAATACTCTATAGCCAAAGCTTTTAATACTGATTTGGCATTTTCCCTAATATATTTACTTGCACTATCATCAATAGAATTAGCATATGCGTTTTCATAATCTTCCTTAGCTTTAGCTAGAGCCTTATTTTCTTGTAAAAGGGTCATATTAAGCAGATCAAGTTGTTCCTTTCTAGCTTTTTTCTTAGCTTCTGTTTCTTTCTCACCTGCTTTAATCAAGACCTGTGTCCTTTTCTCTATGACATCAAGGTCTTTTTTATAATCTTCTTCTGTCGCAGAATAAGTATTTCCTTTATTTGCCAACTTATCTGCAACTTGCTGTACTCCCCCCAACAGTGTAGCTATATCTCGAACGGCATCAGCTATTAAATCAACAGTATCTCGTATTATTCCTGTATTACCATAAATAGTAATCATCAATTCATCCCATGCAGAAGAAAGCCCCTTCAACGATCCGGCTGTATTATTACCCATTTCATCTGCCATTTTAGCGAAGTCATCGGTAACCCCGGTTATTGACTTCCTCAGAGCCTCAATATCATCAGCTCCATTCACGAAATTAGCAAACGCATTTACACTCCTTTTATCAGTAATATCAAGCATTTCTGCAAGCTCTATACCTTTATCCTTAGCTTGTTTAAGTCCTTTCACAAAATCATCTAGAGTTTTCACATTTCCTCCAAGTGTTTTGCTCAACTTTCCTCCTCCATTAGCAAGATTTAGAAGAATATTTCTTGTAGCCGTAGCTGCTGATGATGCATCAACCCCCGCATCTGCCAATTTACCCAATAATGCCAATACATCTTCAATCTCAAATCCAAAGGTTTTAGCAACAGAACCAGCAATAGGCATAGCCGTTTGTAGATAAGAAAATGATAATGCACTCTTCGTTGTAGCAACAGCCATAGCAGACACATAACGTTCTGTTTCAGTAGTGTCAGCATTAAACATTCTTAAAGCTGCTCCTGCAAGTGCAGCGGCTTCCGAAAGCCCTGCTCCAGTAGCTTGGGCGAATTGAAGAATATATTTAGTGGACTGTTGTATTTCAACAACTGAAAATCCTAATTTAGCTAATTCTAATTGTAAATTAGTAGCCTCAGAAGCAGTATACTTTGTTGTAGCGCCAAGCTCTCTGGCAGATAATTTCAACTCTTTTATTTTATCAGAGGTAGTTCCTAAAATAGCGGCTAATTTACTATTAGTTGCTTCAAATTCCATTGCAGTCTTAATTCCCTGTTTCAATTCAGTCCATATCATTTGTAAGCCTTTCATCGCCAATTGACCAGCAACAAAACCTTTAGCCATTGTACCAGTACTAATCCCAACCTTATTAAGTCCTATCGATAATTCATTTTTCAGAATTCCTCCAGTTCTTCTAGCAATAATCCCCATATTCTGCATTGAATTATTACCATTCTTCAATTCTATAATAGCCGCCTTAACTTCTTCCCGATATGCCCCAATAGTCATTTTCTGCTGAGTATACCGATCAGAGTTACGTTTTATATAGTCAGTATTGATACCTATTGTGGAGTTAAGGCGTGCGAGTGTTCGTATATAATTCTCATCTGTATCTTTCAGAACATCAACAGCTTTCTGTAGTTGCTTATTCACTTCTTTAGCCTGCGATCGACTATTTACTTCCTGATTGGTTAAAGAAATAGCTGTCCGAATAATCTTTATCCGTTCTTCTTCCGAAAGAATAGCCTTTTTACGTGTAATATTGCCAGCGTTCTGTGCCTTTGATAAGTTAGATTCCGCTTTAGCTGCTTTTTCCAAAGAAGCGGCATTATCTTCATTTGCTTTAGTGAGTTTCTTCAATTCAGTAGCAGATAGCTTCTCTGAGTTTAGTTTCTCTTCTATCCTCTTCGAAACAGCTTGCGTAATTTCTGATTGTTTTCTAAGGGCCTCAGTTAGTTCAGCGGATGCAGAACTAGCAACCTTTGCCTGTGTATTATAGAGATTACCCAACTTTTCAAGGTCAGCCATCCCATCCACATTGATTTTTAAACCTTTGGCAAGCTCTAAAGCCGCATTTTTATACGTATCTCTTATCTTACCAATAGTATTATCAAGCTCAATCAATTTCTGAATATCACTATCTTCAACAAAATCTTTCAATTTTAAATCTGCCATATCACAGGTAATGTTTATATTCTACAATCGTACCTTTTATCTCAACTCCTAGTTTATCAAAAGCATATGTACTATCTTTCCTCTGATAAACAACATATATGCAGCCATCCAAAACAGCCGCTTTCTTGGCAAGCTCACTTACACGATCCAGTTCGCTCTGCAATTTTCTATTTTCACACGCACAGGCCATATCAACGATATCCACATTCTGAAAAGAAACGTTCCATCCATGGACGGAGATACATAATACTGAAATACTCCTTTGCTGTATCACCGATTCCTAAAATCTGTTCACCATATTTCTTCTCGATAGAAGCACCGTCCTTAAAACCTTTCGTTGAAAAGCGAATCCCGGAATCAATGCGATCTGCGAAAATACTATCATAGAAAGTACCAGTAATGAAAAGGTTAGGTACCTCAACCGGACGAGGAGATAAATAGAGCATTTCACCTCGTAGTGGTGGAGTTATCTTTTCTTTCCAATGCTTGTAGCGTCCTGCCTGATTCTGCCATGGACCAGGCTCATTAAAATAAGGATCACTATCATAATCAGGATTCAATAAATGTTCTGTTCCATCCAGTCCGGAATACATTTGCTCCTGAATGCAATCTACGAGTACATCCTTATGCTCTTCCATGCACTTTACACATTCCTCCTTAAATCCAGAGGCGATGGAATGAACAACTCTATATAATTCGTCGAAATCAGCCATATAGTAATAATAAAAAGGCTGGACTGTATAAACAACCCAGCCCAAAGGTTACTACTTCTTTTTCTTGATCATACTGTAGACATCGGATAGCAATTGTTTTCTTTCATCTTCACTACGATCTTTCCACAGCACATTTATATGCTGTCTGATGAATGCCTGCTTAGTCATAGACTTCACAGCATCTTCAACAAATGTTACCCCTTCAAACTTCATACAGCTTGCTCGATACCTTTAATACCTTTTTCAAACAATACAGAAGGAGCTTTCAGTGAAGGAGTAGCCCCATCTTTAGGAACAATAGTAATAACCCCATTCGCATAAGTCGCAGACGTTACGTTGTTGAGGACTTCAGCAGCTCCATCAGCAAGAAGAGTACCGAACTCTTCCGTACGATCGTAGCCACCAATCTTCTCAATAATTTTATAGGCATTTTCCGCTTCTGCCTTTTCAAAAACAACATCAACCAAACCTTTTGCAAAGTTTTTAGGATTGAAATCCAACTGTACATAATCAAAATGTAGCTGGCTGTCTTCAGCATCTTCATGGCAAAAGCTTACTGTCATTGTTGATTTCGCACCACTAGTCGGATACTGTGTGACAGTAGGATATACAGTAGACATTGGAATGCCGGCAAGGATATCAGTATCATCATTATAACCGATAAGATGATTATCTCTATTCCAGAAATACACATCCCATTCCTTATTTGCATTATTCAACAGCTGCGCATTCAGGACTTCATCAAAACGGGCTAAAGTAAAGGTATCAGTCTGGGCATTAAGTCCATTATACTGATTTCCCCCGTAGCCAAGAGCGTTCACTTGCGGCTCACCACCGTTCTTCGCATACTCAAAAAGCGGGAAAATAGGATAAATCCGTCCGGGACGATCCGCATGACATAATTCTGCTAACTTATCACCGGTAATATCAGTAGGGAGCTTCACTCCATGTTCAACCATTATTGAACCTTTTACCTTTTCCCAATCAATTTTACAAGCAGATCCACCAGTGTTAAAACGGGAACCTTTGCATGTTCTAATCTTTCTCATTTTCTTCTACAATTAGGTATTTTAATTATAATCTCCATCGAGCGTATGTTTATGGCGTCAATAGGCTCGCTCACTGCCTCACCGGTATCTGTATAGGCTCCGTATCTGCCATAACTATAATTCTCTGAATAGCTATGTTTCACTTTATCATCAAAATTCCAGCTAAAGCGGTTATCTTCAACAAGGCTCTCTAATAAGCAGTGATAAATCGGACGAAGAATATTCTTGAAAGAAGTAGTTCTACGTTTCTCATTACTCCATTCTCTACTTGAAGAACAAGCAATGATTAACGAAACCTTTGCTTTAGAATAGTAGTCCGGATCGCTCCTATCTTCATTTATTGGGGTAAATAAAGCAATTAGTGGGAACTTACTTTCCGATTGACTGGGCGCTTTACTATACCCATCTAAAACATCCTTGATATATTGTCCGCTGCCGAAGATATAATTTAGTTTGGGAGACTTAATGACCTTCATACCACCTTTTCCATCAGGATAAAGGATTTCAAGATTCTCCGGAAGTTTTTCCACTATTTCCTCAAACAGTTCTGTTATATCCAATTCCATCATAAATTGAAAGCATTAATGGGAGTTAATAGGTTCTTTTGAATCTTCAAACCGGTGAAAGGACAATCATCGGACATCGCCCATTCTACAAAGAGTCGGTTCTTCTTCACCATGCTGTTCCAGACACTAACCTGTCTCTTAATCGGAGATATATACTCGTTAGCACATTTCAATCTTACAAGACCAGTGATAGTAGCCTGTGTATTCATATCACGTAAAATGTGAAAGAACACATAATCGGCGAACGGTTCACTTAGCTTTTCACATAAAAGTGCATATCCGGATTGAGGTTCATCTTTTTCCAAGATATCAACCTCATCTGAAGAATCCTCTTTTTCCTGTTCTACGATCTCCAAATAATCAGTAATAGCTTGTGAAAGACTAAAACCGACAGCAGTATGAAGAAATTCGGTCTGAAATGCCTTGATATACCCGTTTATCACCTCATTTACTGCAAGAGACTGGGGCGAAGGCATTTCAGCGACCGAAGCATTCTCAATATGCCTGGGACCTGACGTAAAATATGAAACATCAATCAACATGGCAATAGTTATTTAGAAGCCTTACCCTTTCCGGTTTTCTTTTCATCTTCCACGGAAACGGTTTTATCATCAACAACAGTTACTTCCTTAGCATCTCCAGCAGGCAATTCTTTTGAATCGGCAGCCGGAAGATTCTTGTTATCAGAAGGAACCAGGGCTTCAAGTTCTGCAATACGAGCTTTCATTGTATCACGTTCATCTGTCAGTTCAACAATAGCTTTATCTTTCTCCGTAATGGATTCAGTAAGTTCACCGATTCTCGCATCTTTCTCTGTGAGCATACATTCCAATGTCTTTCGAGCATCTTCTTCTGTAACAAGACCACACTCGGAAATAGGGGTGAATGAAACCACCCCTCTACCAATCCGAATGCGTTGCTCTTTAAGCACATTGGCTACATCCTTATCATTACCTCTAAGTATGTAATCCATAATATTACTTTTTAGTAATTGCTTCTTTCAGTTCAGCCAAATCTCCATAAGCAAATGCCCAAGGATTGTAAACAGGGAAAATCACCTCTTCACTGGCAATAAGAACCACCTCATTACACAACTTCGTTTCCACATCTTCAGCCCACTCTAACGCAAGATTAGTGTAGTCAACGATAGATGCACCCATGTGCATATCACCAATAAAGTATTTACCGGGTAACATACCGGTACTCTCTACAATCGGACGGTTAGCAATATGCTTAACACCATTGACAACCTTAATAATGCCAAGGTTACGCCCAGTTGTATCCTTCTCTGATTCCATCGCATTAACATCTGACGGATTGAGAGTAATAGCATTGGGATAATACTGTGCATAGGTCATCACGGCAAATGCCGTCTTAATAACATCTTCCGAGTTAGGAGCTTCGATACTTTGGAAGAATGAGTTGTTGACAGTAAATGTCATATTTGCAATGGCTGTTTCCTCACCGGCAAAAGCAACACCTTTCAACAAGATTTGACGATCATTCATCTTGATAATAGGATTCGCTTTGTTCAAATCTGTCACAACAGCAGCATTGGCAAATGTAATAACCATACCATTGAGCATCAGATCGTACGGCTTTGTGAATTCAACAATTGTGTCTTTGCCCCCATTATGGCTTTCGACAGACTTCACACTACCTGCTTCTCCCTTAATGATAGTATCTTTGATGATACTTTCAACTGGAAGCACTCCAGTGTGATTAGTAATGCCTAACAGGTTCTCACCGTTCCCATCACCAAATAACATGTTCCAATCTTCAGCAAGCCATACAGCTTCCGGTAACATATTCAGAATATAACTTCTGATGAAAACACGACTCTTCAACATACGTTTGGAAATTCTGATATGGGTACCAAGTCGTTTCGTACCTGTCTGAATTTCCTTCATCTTAATGCTTGACTCCGGTAAACGACCGTTTTCAGTAACGTACCGTGCATTCCTGTCGAAGTCATACACTTGTGTAAAGGCGAGCTGCGTATATGTAGGATCACCCTGCAAAGTCGTAATGACATTACGCATATGAATCTTCTGATTACTTACCTGGCTAACAACACGGTTCTGCTGTTGGGTAATCATGATTTCACCACTGTAATTGTCGGTCATGGACACAATATCTTTCAAGCTGAATCCCTCAAAAGAACCTGTTTTACGGCTGTGACCGGCTGCAAACTCCTTGAACTTCTCACTATCAAGCATTTCGCTCAATTTCTCGTCGAACTTATTGATAGTATCCATAGATAAGCCTTTTTGCTTCATTTTTTCAATGCTTTCTCCAAGGCTCTTAACCTGGTCAACAAGTGTTTCATTGTCTTTAATCAATTGAGCAAACTTCTCGCCGTCATAAGACTTCAATAAGTTATTAATTTCTCCAAACTGTTTAGTCACATCATCAGGCGTAACAACTCCTTCCAGTGATTTATTTACGACTTCACACATCATGCCGACGATGTTTTCCATGAATGTTTTCTGTTCTGCTGGCAGACCATCTGTTTTCAGATTAAAATCTGATACTGTAAATTTTTTAAGCATAAAATTTAAATTTTAAGTTATTTATTATCGAAACAACTATTCAAACTTTTGAAATCGAATAAAGTGCAATTATCAGCGGCTTTAGTCGTTACTCCATCGTTCCCATTTTCCCCGTCATTCTTTTCTTGAGTGTCAACAGACGGCTCATTTTTTCCGGTGGTATCTTCAGAAGTGTTTTGCAGAATAGCATTCGAACGATATACTTTTCCCCAACAGTGGGGACATCTTACATAATTCATAAGATCCTGCAAACTCTTTTGAGTGAATTCTTTCTCCTCTGACTTTACAGAATCAATAAGAGAAATTACTTGAGTTCTAATCTCTGGAGTGAGCTTCTCCATTTCTTCTCTTACGATGTCCTGCGTTATCCATCTCTGATAATCGGCGGCGTAATCTAATACCTGTTGTGCAAAGGTATGTTCCGTTTCTGCGTCATAATCAAATTGATAACCGCAATGAGGACATGAGACAACGGCACCACCGTTGAGGCTCTTTAGTAATAAACTTAATTCCATATCGTAACCTTTTAAACGTTCATCACTATATCCATGCTGCAAGAACGCTTTTCGAACGAAATCAACAGCTTCCTTTACTTGGTCGGCAGTAGCAGATTTGATATTCACAAGGAATGTTTGAGGATTACTTCCCCAACTTGTCAATGTAGAATATTCCATCATACGCCATTCAAGCACTTTACAAGGATCAGTCAAATCCCTTTTGATAGCTTTTACTCCGATAGAGTGTTCAAGGGTTCTCCCATTCTCTGCAAACAGCTTATAATCAGCTAACGTGTCACGACCAATCTGTTTTTCAAGATTCAACTGGCCAACCATAACTAAATTACCCTCTGTTTCCTTACCACTCAATGGAACCCCCAACAATTGATCCGGACGGTGATTCAAGAACCAACGCATACGACCAATATTTTCCTTTAAAGTCTTGTTGAATGATCCGGGCATGGATACGTCTTTCTGTGAGTCCTTCACACCGATACCGTTCACCGCGACGGTAACGATACCCTTCTCATCAACATCATTTGCCTTTGTCTTGTACTGAAGGCTTTTGATTTTCTCTTCCATTTTCAACTTCACTTTTTGTGTTAAGACTAAATATTTGTTTAACTATCTCTCGTTCCTGGTCCGACATCTCAAATAATGTTTTGTCGAACATAGGTTCTTCAAATTTACTTTCACCGATTTGCGCCCTCCAATCATTGTACGTTATCAATCCACTAAGGAACTGGTCTTTGCACCGGCTATTGATATTGGTCTTTACTTCCTCGGCTTCTTTCAACCCCTCCTGCAGGCAATCCACATCGGAGAAATCACAATCCAAATAATATCCGCTTGATTCAAGTCCTAAAAATTGAGTAAACTCACGGCAGAACTGTTTCGCAAATGGAATGATAACAGAGCTATAAACACTCTTTTCTGCCGTAGATTGATTGCTAAAAGTAGACTGGTCTTTGCGAGGAACTAACACAGCAGGAATACCATAAGCACCTGAAATACTAATTGCATCAGCAAGTGTTTCCTCAAACGGTTGCAGTTCTGCAATAGTGAGATTGGTACGTACAAAACTCAATGGGATATCAGACAGCCCATATGGTAACTGGTCCTTACCTACTCCGAACTTACCGAAGTGTTGTTGCAAAATTTCTTTCTTCTCATTATCAGTCATAGCAATGGGTCCGGATTCATCTTGTTTCATATTGATAAGAAATCCTAAACCACCTCGTTTTACATAAATTACATTACGAGCCTCATATACAGCAATAAGGTTCGATATCGGTTTCATTTGTGACATAAGACGGCTTTGAGATTTCATAAACCCAAATCCGGAATAATAACTCACACACCCGTCTCTATCATGCCATACCTGATAAGCAGGTATATTCATTGTGCTCAAAGCGCCATAATTTAAACGATAACCTCTAATAATATCTTCTTGATCAGCTATACCAAACAATGGAATATTACTACCTAAAACAGGCAAGACTTCCATTGCATCAGCAGGAAGTACCCAGTAGTTAGAGCAATAACGCCATTTTTCTACATTAGTGAAGCTATCAGACATTGCAGCACGTGTAAAACTATTGCCAAGACACAGTTTATATACGAAATGTTGATAAACATTTTGTTTCCATGTCATCAAACAATTTGGTCTAAGAAGTATCTGATTCAAATTCTTATTAGCCCAAATAACACTATCATCCTTAACTTTCTTAAACTGAAAGTTAGCACTGGAAATACGAGAAGCGATGTAGTCTATTGGAAAAAAGACTTCTGGTACAGACTGAAAAAGCGTAAGAAAATTTTGAGAACAAACATACGGAGATGAAAATAACTCTTCAACAGTTATCTTTTTCCCTTCCGGAAGCTTCTTCTCTTCAACAGTCTCACTCACGACTTCTACATTAGCATCCTGTACAAGCTCTTCCTCTGACTTAGATTTTTTACGAAACCAACTCATTTATTTCTTATTTGAAACAAATGTAGGAATATGAATAATCGGTTTCTCAAAACACTAAAATCTTGAAAAATAAGAAATGTACAAATTCAGTTATAACAAACTATATAACAACAAATTACGCAGCAGATGATTCGGGGAACGATTTTATTATATGATATGCAAGACCACTTAAAATAATGCTTGCACTTTTATTCTCGCTATTTATGTTATAGTCCATCAGGTTAGTAATGAAATCACTGTAATCTTGAGATTCCTCTAACATCTTTGGTGATAACAAAAAGTTATTCCTTATAAAATCAGATGTAGCAGCTATTCGCTTATCCACATCGGCAAACTCTTTCTTTACTCTTACTTCTGTATCTTTCACAATTTCCCTCAACTCACGTACAGTCTGATAATAGGCAGATGAACATTCAAAGAGACACGTATTGGCCTTGTGCTCCAAACATGCGGTCTTAATTTCCTCTATGGAAGATGTTTCTCTAAACAAGGCATCAGTTAAATGCCACTTATCACCACAACGGGATGCCTGAACAAGAACAAACGTACCATCTACATTCGGCATGACATAAACAAGCCGCTGCGAGTAGACGTTTTGTGCTTCCGGATTAAAGAAACCAAGCATACCCTTACCACCATACAGATTCCTTTTTCGCCGGTTACTAAATTCAGTGTACTGCTCATTACACAAATCCACAACGACATATCGAAACGTATCGGATAAGTGCCCGTGTTCCTCATAAGTTTGCAAAGTAGTTTTATTCTTGACCTTGGTTTTAAGAATGGCACCGTTAGCATCCTTCTGTACACTCATGTAGTCCTCGATAGATACCGAACATGATTCGTCGATGTATATCTCTATGCCAGGAACAGTACAATCAAAGATAGCATTGATAAACTCACCAGTCATGGCAACACTCGGATTCTTATTGCCTACTTTATCCTCAATCTCGAATCCTTCTTTCTGCAATGTATCTATGAATAAGTCCATCCAGGAACGTTTCTCATCGTCAATACTGTTTGCTGCTTTCGTTGAGGCATCACCATGCACATAGACCTTATCACTATACTCAATAGATTTCAGATACTTCGCAACGAGTTTAGAAGATTTCTTCACTGTGTTATTGGGGCTTTCACCACACGTCTCATGGAATTGCCAAACCTTGGTACCGGTAGTGAAATCTACTTGCCAGTACGACACACTGATATATGGCAGTACATTATTATCAACTGATATATGAATAGGCAGGCCTGGGACGTATCTATGTTCACCGGAATGTTTGCCACGGTTGAAGGAACCGAAGAACTCGCTACCGGTACGAATAACACCCCACTCTCCAAGTGCATAGACATTGTAATAATCCGGATCGTGAACTCTATCATACTCAAAGTCGGCAACACATTGCTCATCATAAAAACCGTATGTACCATCAGGTGAACCAACAACCCAAAAGTTATTCAGATAGGTAGATTGGATAATAACTGTATTTGATTCCTGTTCCTCGATCTGCTTTGTACGAGGATTAAGTATTTGCCGAGGCGCATTCTTCTTTACGGATTTGACCTTAGTAAGCTCCTCCGGCAACTCTTTGCCGGCAATGGTAACAGACATTGGCACATCATGCCATTTGTCTTTATCAATGAACTCTTTCTTTATCCAGTGGCTTTCACTGATCGGATTAAAGGTACAAATAATCTGCTGCCCTTTCTTACCACGCAAACGCTTACGTAGCTGCTTGAAATCCGGATGTTCGAACTCTGACCATTCCTCTAACTGAACACGCTTATAGTTGGAGATACCTTTTATCTTCTCCGGATCGTCAAGACCGGAAAAATCTATCTTCGCACCATTAACCAGACACTTAATAGTATTCTGTTGGAACTTGAACAAATGGGATATGCCAAGACCGGCCGCAGCGACTTTATAATCTTCATAAATGGTTTTGAGAATAGAAGCTCCTACCTTACGCATAACAAGAGTGTTCTCACCGTCCTGTAATGTCTGTATCAGTATGGTTTGTGCCACACTGTACGATTTACCGGAAGATGAACCTCCATAGAGAATGATAAAACGGATAGTCTCATCATTCAAGTACTTCAATAGATAGAATCCGTTAGGATTTAGCTTCTTATAATTTATAACCATATTGTTCTAAAAGTAAGGTTTATCCGTAGGGAAAACACAGGAAATAACCTATAAAATTGTTCTATTCATCCGATTTATCATTTTCATCAAAGCCAATACGAAGTTCACTGACCTTGTTTCCATCTCCACCTTTGATGTTGACATTCTTATCGGCTTCCCAACCATTCCAGGCACCAAGCAAACGAGCTGCTTCCGTTTTACCGTTGAACTCATAGGTAACTTCTCCTCTCTTATTCTGAATCTTCTTCAATGCATTGCGTGTACGCTTTGGAAGCTGCGATGGACTTTTCATCTTTACCTTACCTGTCAGTTCATCGACAATATACAAGTCATTGGGGTCAGCAATAATGATATCCATCAGTACACGTTCCACTGTTTCACGTTTAACTTCAGTTTCTTTCGCCCTCTTTTCTCTTATCTCTTTTATCCTTGATGAAACCTTGATGTTTTGCATAAGGGCATGAGCATTGCGCCAAACGCTCTCCTGCTTCATCTTAGAACAGTCGTAAGCCATTCGGTATGCTTCACTTGCATTGCCATCTATGTCAACGTAATACTGGCAAAACTTCTCCTGTTTTAATGTTAAAGACTTCTCTTTACTCATAGCTTCAAATTATTAAATTCCTGCATGGAGAAACAGTGATAGTTACTCAACATGCAGGAATAAATTAGAATGGTTGTACATTCATAGGATTTCTATTTCTCCGCACCCGCATTATTTTGAGAATTATCTTTTCTCCGCATGACGAATATTTTTCTTACTCCGTCCTCGACTGACGTATAGGACAAAGGTACTAAATAGATATCCCGGTTCACCGATTGCTCGAAATTATCAAATTCACGTTTCTCGTTAATCAACTCTGTTTCAAGCGGTTTGTAGTATTTTACTAAAGAAGCAAAATACATAGTAGTCACAGGTTGGACGTTACAAATATTGATAAGTTGCCGATTACAACCCACCGAATAGATAAGCCCTTCGACGACATCATCTATGTAAGTGAAGCACCGGATATTCTGACCACAATTGTATAAAGACACGTTTTCCTTTTCTATCAGGAACCAGAGAAGAGTTCTTTTTCGCGGATTAGGTCCATATACATTATGCAGCCGGCACCCGGTCGCAGCCTTACAATAGATAGACGCATACTGTTCATCGAAATACTTGCTCGTACATGGAAGTGGTATTCTCCGGATTCGCCGTTGACGAACTGGCATATACCAACTTCACATGATTTTGATTGCAAGCATCAGCTACTCGCATGAAAGTATCAATGTTATCCTTCCTGATTTGTTCCAGGTTTCCATTAAACACACTTGTTTGCGCCGCCAAATGGAACACGCAATCAATATCTCCATTCTTTAGAAACTCGCATACTTTCGTAGCTTCAGTACCATACTTTCGGTCAAGTCCTATGACTTCAACACCTCTTTTTACTAATTCTCGGCAAAGGGCTTTACCTATAAATCCCTCACTACCGGTTACTATTATTTTCTTCATCATCACAAATAAATAAGGATGCATCTTAAAAAGATGCATCCAGGTTCAACATTGTATATTATTTTATATTCTAAAAAACATATCTCCCGAAATAGGTCGGGCTGTATCATCACCAGTTAGCCGGATGTATCGAAAGAAATTCTGTTCGGTCCGGACCGGTTGTGATAATTGTAATGCTTTGGCTGTATCATTTTAAAGGGTTAGTTACTTGCATATCTCAGCATTTATTGTAATTTTGTAAACGAGACTGTTACTTATTACAAAATTTACCAGATTAGCGGATTTTAGAGGCGGGTAATGAATTGCCCGCCTTTTTCGTCTGCTTTTTAATTTACCATAAAAAGTATACCTTTGCTATATCCTAAGTTGGACATATGAAACAAATTTATTGAAGAAAATTGGTACTTTTCTTGTAGGTGGGTACAGCGGTATCTATCTTTTTTATTCATAGCTATTCTTTATACGTTAAAATCAAGTATATGGTTTGTATTTCCAATTTGTATATGCAATTTTACCACAAAACTTAAAACTATCAATAATATGTATGAACCATACACCAAACAATCCTTACCTTCAAAGGAATATAGAGAACTTTTAGGTAGTGCCATTTGCGTTTTCAATTCTAATAACAACTTTATTATTGAGAATATCTTAAGATCTGATGTAACATCCAAGTATAATTGGTATGATTTAATTGACTCTACATCAGGACAGTTAACTTTTCCTATAAAAGAAACTATAACCAAAGAGTCCGATGGTACAATTGAACAGCTATTTAAAGAAATAGTAGATCAACGGAATCGGATTTTGCATAGCTTTCAAATTACAGAAAATGCTACTGACAACGAACAGATATTAGCCACAAAGAATAAAAGTAACGAACAGTTTGTTATTACAAAGGAATATCTGATGGACTTTATCGAGAAAAATGATAAGCTTTCAACTATGCTACATAAGTTTAGAGGCTTCTGACATTAAACGACCAGCGTATGGTATCAAAAAATCCGTTGTATCATGTATAACGGATTTTTTGATATTTTATTAGTCAAACAGTTTAAATTCATACACCCAAACAAAAGAACTACGTTCCCATGTTCCTCTTCCGGATACTTTGTTTATCAAAGCGGCAAAGGCTTCACGGGAAGTATCATATAGTCCGATATGTTTCTTATCGGAAGCATTAGCGAAAGAATAAGCAATACCGCCACTTCCATTTGCAGAATCAAGCCTATAAACACCTTCTTTTATGCAATCTTCATCTGATATGTCTTGTAAACGTTCTACTTTCACATCAGTAATACGGATGCGATGTGGCATTAAGTCGGCACGAACAAACATCTTATTGTTTAATCCAACAGAGGAGGATATAATAGTGGATATATAGCCATCTGATTTACGTCTAAATCCATCTGGTAGGTAATTTAAAATATCTTTATATGGTTGTGCTATCGCTATCACCTCATCAACCTTATACTTTGGAAGTATCTGCCCGCCATCAATCATACGTTCGTCCTCGTCATACATACACACTTCGACAATCTCCCCAGAAGGTCTTCTGCAAACAAAATATCCAGCTACATTTTCACCTCTAAACTTTGAAGGATATATGATCTCCCTTCTCGTCATGGTCTTTGTACCATTCAATACCGCTTGCGTTAAGTGGTATTTGTCATTAAACATAATCTTCTTCATATCTTTCTTGTATTGAGCGTTACTTAACATTTTGAATAGTCACACTATATGTGGTTGCCTTACTTGGTGCTTTGCCGACTTCTTTTTTATACGGACGAGTAAAGTCACGTATATGATCGAGAATGTCGTCTATCTCTGTGTCAACAAAGTCTTTTTGTTTCTGCCATTCCTCACGGGCTGGGTGGTTTGTGTCCACCTCCATTTTTATTGTTATAATTTTCTTCATTACTACATTGATATTATTAAATATTAAATTAACTTTGCTGTGGATATAAAAAACACATTATGGATAAAATAATTGATTATTCACTTGATAATATAGGGCTTATAGCAACATTAGTAATTTTATTTATTATTTTCATTGTCAATACAATAATCAGCTACAAAGTATATAAATCACAACATAAATATACTAAAATATTCAATTTGCAAGCTGATGTCATTAAAGAATTATATTCAAAACTTATTCGTTTTTCCACTGCAATTACGAATTTCACCATGCGAAGTCACTTAGTTGAAAACGATTGGAAGAAAGAGGAGCAAGAAAGATTAGAAAACTTAAATAGTGCATATTTGGCATTAAAAGATTTCTTTTATCCTAATCGCATTTTCCTTCCACTTTCTTTATGCAACCGAATAGAAAACCTTATGAATGAATATATAAACAAGGCGCAAGACTTCGAAAACTATAAAGCAGAAATAAGAAACTTTCAAAATAATTTTTTAGTAAAAAGACACATAGAATCCAGTAGAAAGATCACCACAGAAATACAAGAAGAATTGCCTTTAATTATTGAAGATATAGAATACTTATTTAGAAAAATGCTTGGAATATCTAATAGATAATCACTTAAGTTTAACCATTTTCATGCCATTCTAAATTTCTTCAAACGGTATCATTAATACAAATGTCTCCTTTCAAGACTCGTTCTACCTGTTTGTCGATTATCTCTTGAAATTCAATTTGGCAGATAAGAGAACAATCCGGTATAATCTCTTCTATTGTGTCACCCCGCCATGTTGGTAGTTCATCAAGGAATATTCGCCCGTCTTTATCCTTTAGGCATGTTGCACCTACATCTCGTTCAATCTGCGCCATTTGGTTGAATACATCTGGGAAGTCCTTCCGGATTTTATTCCAGTACCCCATGCCACCTTTCACGCAACCGATACAGTTGTTGTTATTGTAGCCCATCTTGTACATGGCGGGGATTTCAATACTAGCTTTCCAAAGCATACCCATTGCGTCGGGTTTCGTAATCTGCTTTTCAACAAGCGGGAACAGCGGCTTTGTGTCTGGGTACTGCTGCTTTAATCGGATAGCTCGGTTAATCTCTTTTGGATCATAATCGAATCCCCAAACTTGACCGTCCCAAGACCCAAGTTCCTTTTCCAACTTGTACCGGACTTTCTTTTTCAGTTCAAGAGTACAAGCAGCACCATGCGCACCGTTGATAAAACCTCTCCTTAAAACGTCAGCTACACAAGTGTATTTGTCGCTTCGGATAGTGTGAATCGGTTGACCGTACCACTTCTCGCAATCAGCAAGAAATCTGGCATTATCTGGATGCCCAGAGCCAGTCTCAATGTAGTAGAGCTGTACATCTTCGTACAAACTCAATGCTATTTTACAAGCAACAGCGGAAGTTACTCCGCAAGAAAACCATGCTATTATCATAATATTTATTTTATATTTATATATTTGTAAATTCAAAAAATATGATATTAAACAATGGAAAATCAAGTTTTCAATTCTTGGGAGATAATCAATGAAATGACAATCATTAAGAAAGCTGATTGGAGTTTCTTTAAATACAATGGCTCTGGCATTCCTAAAGCAACCAGAAACTATTGGAATATCAATAACTTATCATCTGGAGAGAAACTACATATCATTTTAAATTATAAAGGGGTAGAATATGAATCATATATTGTTATAGATAAAACCAGATTCCAGAGATCACAGATATTTTGGAATTCAGATTTAGGAAATATCTTTAAGCTACTATATCCAAATTACAACAACAAAAATGATTTAGACTACCCGTCATTACAATTCAAGAAAATATCTAACACATATTATATTATATCTTTTGTTAATGAAATAAATGATGATTATCTATTCTTACTACCTAACTATTCAAATATAGAAGGAAGAAAACTATATTTTCAGTCTACACGTTATGAGAGAGACGCCAAATTACGGCAACAAGCTTTGAATATTCATGGATATTCCTGTTTTGTATGCGGATTTAACTTCTTTGAAACATATGGAGAAATTGGACGTCAATTTATCCATGTACATCATATAAATCCACTCTCTCAAATTGGTGAACAATCCGTAAATCCAATTACAGATTTAGTTCCTGTATGCCCAAATTGTCATTGTATGATCCATAGAGATAAAAATCAGATTCTTACAATTGAAGAATTGAAGCAGATATTCAAAACGAATGGGAAGTAAGCAATAGACTTTTGTACATAAATAATCAAATCTATCAGATTATCATTATTTATTATATACCACTAAACAGACATATATTAGTTTAATCATTTACGTATTAATTAAAATTTGTTTTTACAACGGCTATAGTCTACCTTTCCTCTAATTCCTCTTATATCCGGATAGAATAAATTGGGGATAACATAAGAGTCATACTCATTAGAATCATTTTTTGCTTCGCAGTATTCCTCGGCAATAGCTTCCTCAATATATTCTTCTTTATCTATGTAAAGAACCAAGGCACCATCTGCGAAAAATTGAATCTTACCGAAAACACATTTCACCTTACTCATAATTATTTTATTTACTAAAAAACTAATCCTTACTTATCCCCTGCTTAGTTACTCTAAATTTATAAATTAGTAACACAAACAATGAGCAATAGCATTTTTAAGGTTATTCTAGCTTCTCAGAAGACATTTTTATAATCTTCTTAATTTCGCCTTCAATGTCCCTGCATCCGTAATGCTGTAAAAAAGCGACAGTAATCACAATAATATCAACTGCCCTTTTCTTGTATTCTTGATGACCATCAATATTATCAATAGGCAAATCCGACAACTCATCTAATTTCCTCCATGCAGCAGATATTTTTAAGCTGAAAGCCTTTTTGGAAGTATTTTTATTCAGATGAAAGCGGCGCTCTATAATCTTTAATATTTTAGGGGCCAACTTATTCAATGTTATCATAAATGATTAGGTTAAATTGTTAGACTAATAATAATCTCACACTGTTTTATGCAGGCTGGTCCCTTATATGAAACCTGTAAATGATTCTTTTGTACATACACACAGTAATTAAAGTTTTTCTTGTAGCTTTTCCATCACTTCAGTTGCACAAAGCAAAGCGTAATTACTATCAATAGAAATATACGTTTGAATTGTAAACCAAAAACCTAATATCCTAACTTGCAAGAAATAGGCAGTCTGGAAGTTCTTTGCTTGAAATTGCCCTTCTAAACGCATATACTTAGAAAGGCTAAAGTAAGTGGCATCTACTTTTTTAATTCTTAATTTTTTCATTCTATACTTTTGGGGATGAATACATTTTTCACTGGCCATAGGAATATTCACAAAATTCATGGGAGTAGTAGTAAGAATACCTATTGGCATATTATTGGGATTCCCATTTTTAACAGGGAACATTTTCGGATTGCTCCTGTAAGCTTCACGAGCCATTATCATATTTTGGATCGCATGAATATGTATGACTTCCTCTCTGATATCTGATATATGAAACACAGGGAGATTACAAAATAAGTTATGCAGTTTACAGGAAACTTCAATGACCTCTCTTTCTTTATCTGTCAACATGCAATTACTTATTTAGAGGGTCCATTTCTGTTTTAGCAAGGTTAATAAGAGTATTGACACCTTGAAAAACCTGTTTGGCCTGATTTACTTTATTAGGATCTTCTTTCACGTCCTTTATTTGTTGTAAAACCAAGTCTCTCATATCCTGTAAGATAGTAGGATTCACAGTAGATACCTTATTCAACCGTTCATTTGCCAACACAACAACTGTATTTGTTATCGACCGGAAACGGTTCAACTTGGAAGCTAAATCAAACATACTAAATATCAGAACTTTGCCATTGTTCAAGTATATCTCAACTTCGGTTCCATCATCACCGGTACCGTCACAATAGTTGAGAATTACAATTTCTTCATTCTGATAAAGAAACGGTTTGTTAACCATTTCCTTTAATCTATCTATTGCATTATCACTCATAATTCATTCTTTTTTGTTGCTTTATTAATTTGTCTATTCAAAGCTCCTTTTAGCTTTATGAGGTACTGAACATCTTCCGGATACCGGGCATACATTGAGTTTTGCGTTTTCATTTGTTCAGAACGACTAATCATGTATAGGTTCTCGATACAAATATTTTGCTTATCTCCATCTTTGAACTGAATATTGTAACCAGGAGGGATTTCTCCATTATGCTCAATCCATACAAGCCGGTGTTTAAGCTCAAAGACATTCGGTTCTGCCGTTTTCACTTCAATGTAACCGTCACGGGTTATGCGTTCATATCCAACCTCTTTATGATTCTTTGGAATACATCCCTTTTTGAAACGTGTAGCTTTCGTTTTTTCAATTTGAGCATCAGACATATATTCTGTTTGCTTACGTCCCTTATTCATTGGTTGATGTCCTTTGGGAAAGAAACTTTTAGAAGCACATTGGAATTTGAACTCTTTAGATTTAAAGAGTCGTAATTTGAACACTATTCCATTTACAGCAGAATAAGTTGTACCTAATATCTGTGCTATTTCCTCATTAGTATGATTGGGATACAACTCTTTCAATTTTTCAACCCTCTCACTATTCCAAAATCCAGTTTTTGGAGAGCGCCTAAGCTTTCGAATCAAAGCCTTTGCTTTTACAGCAGTAGGTGTTTTACAAAGGCATCTGGCAAGTTCTTTCAAATCAGCAGTTGGATACTCGCTATCAAGTATAGCGAGTTGTTCATCAGTCCACGTTTTCATAAGCATATCAATAAAGAGAGGAAACCGTTAGGCTTCCTCTGTGTTATCGTTTTCAAGTTCTTTCAATCTCTCATTGAGTTTCTTTTGTTTCTTGTCGAAAGAAGTAGCGAGCTGCTTACCAAGTTCAGTGTAATCATCAGGATATTGTTCCGCAAAGAGAATGTTTTGGCATTTCTGCATATACGGATAGCACATCACATCATTGCTTGAAAGATTGTTAGCAATAAAAGCGCGATACCATTGATTACGATCAGCTTGGTTGTTCTTCACGTATTTAACAAAATCAGACTCTTTCTTATAAGTAGAAAGTTTTAGTGTTTCCAAATATTTACTACTACAATTCCGGAGAATCATTACATCGAACACAGTTTGTTCATCAACGGATAACTCTTTATTACGCTTATAATAGGGCTTTTCCTGTGCCCATTTTCTCATAGTTTCAGAACTCTTCTCGATTACCTTATCCTTAGCTTTCTTCAACTTTTCATTTATCTTCTCCCTTTCTATATCTTTAGGATCTGCAAGAGCTGAAGTACTGGAAGATAGCTCTTTTCTTATATAGTAGTATTCTACATCAAATTCAGGACAATAATAATTCCACAATGATATACAACGATAAATCTCACCATCCTCAAGCATTTTTTGAGTACGCTCATCATTTTCAGCATACCAACACTTACCCTTAAATACTTCATCCGGATTTATCATTTCAAATCCAAGGCTTCTAACAGCTTCGAGTGTCTGTTCCAAGAAAGCTTTTCTCGAATCACTGCAATAAGTGTCAAGTTTAGTCTCCATTATAACTGTTTTCCCGAATGAAAGCGGTTCACCAGCTTTAACAAGGAACTCACTTTCAAGTTGAATTTTACGTATCAGATAAGCTATCTGTTTTTTTCTAAAGCAATCAGGATTGATGCATCTTGCATTTTTATTATTCATTTCATAGAATAGGCAACCGTGATTGACAGTGTTGTTCTCACATTGTGCGCATGGTTTAAATTCCCCGTTATCCCAATTATCTGCATTTTCTTCAATCCAATCAGCTTTATCAATTTCAAGAAAAGAACTGCCTACAAACCTTCGAATCATATCTGTACTGCACTGGTTCGGATTCCCTTTATGAAATTCCATTTGCGAGCTATCTTCTAATTTAGAAAGAATCATAGCACCGGATAATGGTATATCTCCATTTCTTACACGATCTTTCAGTTCCGGAATAAGACCATTTAGCTTTATACGATCAAAAACAAAGCGAGTAGACTTTCCGAATTTAAGAGCGATATCTTCTAAAGTCCGTCCTTTCTCAGTCAACTGTGCAAAAGCAAAAGCTTCTTCGATGGGATCAACATCTTTTCTTTGAAGATTCTCGGTAATCATTGCTTCAAAAGCCTCATCATCTGTCATCTCTCTGACAATGCAGGAAATTGTTTGAAATTGCTCGGACTTTTTCCGGTGGCCCTTGATTTTAGCAACATTCTCTTTATCTTCCCTTTCTTTCAATAATAATACAGCACGGAAACGACGCTCACCACAAACAATCTCATACGAACAGGGGATTGTTGTGACATCACCAGTTTCTAAGTCAGTCACATCTTCGGATTTGGCTACCCTGACGGTGATAGGCTGCAATAAGCCTTGTTTCTCAATGTTACTTGCAAGCTCTTCAAGAGCTGCTTCATCAAATGTCTTTCTCGGATTCAAAGGAGAAGGACTGATAAGGTCAATTCTAATGTTTTGTACTTCCATAATTTAATTATATTGGTTTGACTTTTAATTCATTACATCAGTAAAATTATCGTAAAATGACAAGTTATGCAAACAGAAACTTCGCCATTTTAACGCCATTTTCATTGAGGTTTATTACGTATTTGAATGAAACCTCTCTTCTCTGTTTCCCGAAGCAATTCCATATCTTCATCAGAGATGCAGAAATCTGTTTCTCCATTAACAGTGGTATAATTGGGGATATTAAACCGTTCTCGTATTCTTTTTTTTACTTCTGGAATATCTTCAAGTTTGATGTGCCTAGTGTTCCAGTAAATTGTCACCTTCTGCTTCCTGTTTGCCATTCTTTCTTTTGTTTAGATAAGAGGTTATTTCATTTGAAATTCTTAACGCATTGACGGCTTCTTCATCTCCTTCTTCAACTCTACATTCAAGTTCGTTCCGGTATTCTTCATACGACAATCCACTTGTGTAGTTCGTTTCCTCTGACAAATTAGCCTTATGGTTATTCCAAGATTGATTATCGGCAACAGCACAACGCTCTTTGTTATATTCACGAAGCCATCCCATGATAATAGAACCATCAATGCGATTATAATTTTCACCGTATTTCATTTTCATAGCGTTCTTGAAACACAGTTTAAAATCATCCGTTTTCATGTATGGATATTCCTCTATGATTAAATCTACGGTCGTTATAACTTGCATGGCCGACATGGTGTTACCAACATTGAAGAAATCTAAAGCATCAGCAACTAAGATAACCAGTACTGCCCTAGCTTGCGGTTCCCCAAATTTTCTAATTATAGTTCCGATAGCAGGTTCATTGCTTAGAAATACATCCTCAACCTTCTTCGGGCGAAGAGTTTTGCAGTAATTCTCCGGCGAGGTCTTTAAGGCGACTAACCGATTCTCTTCTTGTGGCCGCAGTATCAGTTCGTTTTCCATTGTAATTACCCTCTAAAATATTAGTGAATTTTGTAGGTAAAAATATCCAGTCAAAAGTGCATTGCCAATTTTTATCGTTTTGTCCAAGCAGGAAGGGACTATTTAAAACCAACTGGAACACATCGAATATAGCTTGCTTTCCATATTGAGCAACACGTGCTTTAATAGCTTTCTTACGTTTCGCATCTATGGACTTTATAGCAGGAAGTTTACCCTTAAACGTAGAATTAAAATAATCCATCAACCCAACCCAATCAATCTTTTCATCAGGGAACAAAGAAAGCTCGTCTTTCTTTGATTCTCCTTTAGGAGAAGTTTCTTTCTTTTTAAAATCAGAATCATTATCATCTACATTATCATGTTCATTATCATTATCGGCTTTTTTGGGTTTTCGTGGGTTTCCAAATAACCCACTGGGTTCTGTGGGTTCTTTGGGTTCGCTTGGGTTTTCACTTTTCGGACGTCCACCCTTAGTACCATTGCTCTTATTCCTTTCTACAATAGACATATACTTGTCAGTATCCCTGTCTATATCTATCTTTATAAAGTTGAAAGCAATATTTGCCATAGGTTTCAACCCCCGAAGATTTCCCGTTGTCGCATACTCAATTATGCTTTCGTAAATCTCCAGCCTGACATCATCCGGCAAATCCTTGATTGCTTCTCTCCACCCTTTATAAAAGATGAATGAATTTCTTTCCATATTTTAGGGGATTATACTCCGATTAGTAGTAATACTCACAGTCTTTTTGCTTCCTTCAGCTTTTTCGCTTCTTTCTTGTAATGAGTAATCATCTCTTCTAATTGAAAGTCACTAAATTGCTTGGATACATTTTTCTTTGCCTCCAGGAGTAGCACGCTACGTTCTCCATATTTGGAAACCAAACGTCTACGATAATCCTGAATATTTCCTTCCATGAAACGGTTACAATGTCTGCATTGAGCATTACAGTTCATTTCATCAAAGCGGGTATTCATATGCTGACGATTGATATAATGGCCGCAATCAGCTTGTTCAAATGGCTTTATCTTACCACATGATATGCACTGAAAATAGCCACTAGGCATCGTATCACGATAACGGATGAATAAACTAAATACTTTATCTAGTTTCTCGATCAGATTAGGTTTCTTCCTGACCTTAACCCCTTCAACCTCAAAAAGAGGCTTCTTTTTTTCTTTCTTCTTGTAATTTCTCCACATGATAATTAAAATGCCATATTGGTTAATTGACGGCCACGGCTCATGATACACCATTTTCCCTTTTCCGGTTGTTCAATGCGTAACTCTTCAACACGACCGAAGCGCCGGAAATTTCCACTCAAATCGACAACCCACCCTTCTTTACCTTGACAGGGGCGAATAACACGGCCGACCATTTGATAATAGAGAGAGAGAGATTTAGTTGGACGTGCAAGAACAACTGTATCAAGCTCCGGATAGTCGAATCCAGTTGTTAGTACACCGACATTAGCGACGACCTTTATTCTTCCGTCTTTGAAGCCTTTCAGGATACGTGCCCTTTCTTCTTTTGATGTAGAACCACTTACGATCTCACAGTTAGGAATTTCAGAAGCTAGTTTTTCAGCTTCACGTATAAACCTTGTAAATATAAGAATACCTTTACGTGGTACGCCCGATTTGGGGTTCAAGAGACGTTTAGTCCATCCAACTATATCCTTATATATATCGACACGTTCAAACTCTTGCAAAAGACTCTTTTCATCATAATCGGCTCCAGTAGAATTAGTTCTTACTCTTCTTAAATCCAATTTTGTAATATCGTAATATTTTAAATTAGCAAGAAATCCTTTTGCAAGCAGTTCGCTCACCTGGCAATGATAAATTACATCGGTGAAAACCTTTGGTCGGGTACGAGTTATGAATTTAAGCATCATTCCTCCACTACCTGAACACAATCTGTAAGGAGTAGCTGTAAGTCCAATAACCTTCCTTTTTTCATCTTCAAAAAAATCCTTATACATACCTTTAGCTGGGTTTACTAAATGGCACTCATCAATCAAGACGTGCTTAAAATGCTTGAAGAAAGTCATGTGTTTCATCACACTACCAATTGTAGCGAATGTTATACGGTTGATATCTTTTCTTCCTACAGAAGCGGAATAAACCCCACAATCGAATATGCCGTATGATTGAAGTTTCGCAAAGTTTTGTTCGAGGATTTCCTTACTTGGTTGAAATACGATAAGTGGTCCATCAATCCGGGCGGCTATATTTGCAATTACAAGAGATTTTCCGGCACCGGTTGGAAGAACTATCACGTAGTTCTTCTTTTCCTTAGATTTGAAAACACTAACTGCTGCATCACTAGCACTTTTTTGGTAGTCTCTTAACTGGTATGTCATAATTTGATGTGATATTTGTGTACTTTCGAATGACAGTCACCACAAAGGGTAACGAGACAATCAAGGTGTTCAAGTTCATGCCCTACAATTGACTGTCCGTTAACCTTATATATTTTGTGGTGAATCTCTAAATTGAATTTTTTACCGCACATCTGGCATTTATGTCCATCCCTAATGCGAACCTTACGCTTCGCTTCTTCCCAATCAGGATTATTCATAAGCGACTTCACATAATTGGACTTCCTGCCTTTCTTGTGCTGTAATCTACTCATCGTCTTCCGCTTCTTCTTCAGGAAGATTATCAGAAAGCTCCTCTTCGAAAGTGTCTCCTAAATCTTCCGTGCCATCAATAGGACGTTCAACTTCGGGATATTCAAGGCCGAACAAATCCAACATTGCTTTTCGGTTCCGATCTTCCTGTGCCCAAAGGGAACGTTTATCCCAATCAGGTATTTTCTCTGCCTTTACAAGTTTCAAGGCACCATTAACCCAAGAATAATATAAGAAGTGACCGTTAAGAGCAAAACGGATCGTATTCTTACTTGAAAGATGATACTCCCTTGTTCCCTTCTTGACTTCAGCAGCAAGGTCTTTGATTTCTGTTTTGATGGACGCTAACCTGTCTTGAGCATCATTTTTGATTTTCTTTGCACGTTCGATAGCTTCCAATAATTCACGTTCACGTTTAGGAACTTCATTCTCTTGCTTGATACAATACTCTTCACGTATTTCATCAATCTCAAATGTGTCAAGGATGCGTTGAGTAACCTCACTTTCAGGGAATGTGGCATTAAAATGCTCATTTACCAACTTTATAAGTTCATCTACATCAGTAGAACCTTCAAATAATACAGGAGGGAATTTTTCCCGAATAGCGTCGGGAACAACGAACTCGATTGTCTCGGGCTCGTAGTTTCTTAAATTTGCAATCATAATTTATAAAGGATTAATTAGTACCGATTTTGGTACTCATGAATAAAATCTAAGTAGTGTTGGTCTTCAGGTAATGGAAGCGTAATACCAAACTCAGCAGCCGCATCAATCTTCACGCTTTCCATGAAATTATGCATCTCTAAGGTATTGAGTTTACTTGTTCCTCGCACAATAGTTTCTACATTACCATTCACATGCACTTGCTTTACAAGAAACTTCTTACAGTACAGGTCATGTATATCCTGTACACCATCAGCAGTACTCCAATACTCTTCACCAGTGTATTCACGTAAGCAGGCGCCAATACATTGAAACCATTTCCACATGAGAGCATTTTGATTTAATGTCCTCGGTTGTGTCTTTCTCTTAATGGTTACAGTGTATTCTCCATTACGTAACGCGCTGCACATGAACTCGAAAGACTTATCCATTTGGACTTTGCCATCTTTCTTTGTTAATGTTGCTTCCATAACTTATCAGAATGGCAAATCGTCCTTAGTCGGCGGGGGCGGTGGTGGGCACTCATTCACTGCATTCTGCTTTTGATTGTTAGTTTGTCCTGGAAGAGAGGAAGGTGGCGGTGCTTGTTGAGGCTTGACAGAAAGCATCTCCATATTATCGACAAAGAGCTCTGTAATATACCGTTTAATTCCTCTACTATCATCGTAACTTCGCGTTCTTATCTTTCCTTCCAGGAATAACTTGTCTCCCTTATGGACGAACCTTTCAACGACATCGGCAAGACCACGCCAAACAATAATATTATGCCATTCTGTTCTTTCAGGAACCTGTGTTCCATTGGCAAGGGTATAACCTTTTTCAGTAGTGGCAAAGGAGAAAGTGGCTACTTTAGAACCAGCTTCCAAAATTCTAATATCGGGGTCTTTGCCAACATACCCGATAAGCATCAATTTGTTTAAACTCATTATTTTTCCTCCCTTATTGTTACACGGATACTATCAGCTTTAGGAGCTACTTTGACATATTGGGAATAAATCTCCGGGTGATCTGCTTGAAACTTTTTAGTATCAAAGCTATTACTAGTAGAAGCGGGTGTGTAGCTGACTCTCAATCTTCCGGCATCCCATGATTTGACACCATTCTCACGCATAGCAGTTTTTAGTTTCTCTTTATAACCTTTCTGAATTTCAGTTAGGTCTGCAAGTTCTTCCTCAATTCCAATTATAGAATTTACAAGCTGCAATGGTATAAGTGATTTTTCATCAGCAGGAACAGGAAGATAGGGTAAGTACTGCTTTCCATTCTTCTCGCATTTCATCAACTTCTTGACTTCCTCATCAGGCTTACGAGGAATCGGAACCAACTCATGTTTATCACCGCGTACCCAAATGCCGAACAGCTTATCAACTTTGATTAACGGGTTTTGAAGTTCAAACAGATAAGCATAGATTGACAACTGCCAACTCAAATACTCTTCATCAAGATGCAAGGTAGTTTTGATGTCACCGAGACTAATTTTATCGGCTTTCTCCCAAACGCAGTCAATATTTGACGCGAAATAGTCGTTATCTGAAACGGTATATTCATTAGCAAATGCTTTATATCCGGCATTTACCCTCATTCTGATATAATTTTCTGCTTCAATACTCTCAGGCGGTAAACCTGTTGCATCAGCAAATTGACATTGACTATGAATAAGACTACCCTTTGCAGCAGCTTTCTTCAAAACAAAATCCGGGACATCTTTATATTTATCAGGGAACAACTGCCGACCAATCATACCGGTTACACCCTGCAACTGTTTTTCACCGAGCATATAGGTGTGGTTTTCCTCATTGAAAACCACACTGGACTTCACTAATTCTATCATTATTATCAATTTTTAGGTGGATACGTTTTCTGCATATCAATAGTTATGTCCCTGAACTCTTTATTATTATGAAGTTCCGGGTGTTCAGCCCAAACTTTTTCAAGCTCTTCCCGGCTTTTAACACCAGTCATTTGTTTAATTGCACGGTCCAGGTCTATGCCAGTATATACTTTGCCCGAAGTATTTGAAGCAGAAACATTGGGAGCATATACTTTTTCTTTTGTATTACCATAAGCAAAACGAACATGGTTCTTATTATCTACAATAACAAGAAGGATAATCTCCTTTTGCTCGTTATAGCCAATTTCTTTCACACTGAATTTGGTATATAGAGCAGGAGAACCTGTTTTGCTCTGATATACTTCATTTTTTTCAAGTGTAATCCAAATGAAGGGACCTGTATAAAGTTCACGTCCAATTCCCCAGTTAAATCCTGCACGTTTAAAGGCGTCCGAAGCCTGTCCTTTCTCTTTTTCAGTGTTGGATTCTGTACCAACGTCCTGTTTACTCACCCACTCTTTCTTTTCATCGTCCCAAACAGACAATGTACAGAATAGATTTCCATTAACGACATCATGGTGTCGCTTCCAGTTCATTTCTCCGAATACTTCATCAAGTATTCTCATGTCTACTCTAGCATCCTTGTAAAGTAGCAAGGAGCATCCAGAACCATCAGGCTTCATACTACCAACTCTACATTCTATTTCAGAAGCTAGAAGCGGTCTGATAGGGTTCTTTTTCTTTTCTTCTTTCTGAGCCATTAGTTCAGTTGTTTTTCTCGTTGTCATAATTCTAATTTAATGGTTTGACTTTTAATTGATTACATCAGTAAAGTTATCTTTAATTGACAAGTTATACAAACAGAAACTTCGCCATTTTAACACCTTTTTCAGTAACAAAAACTGCCTGTACAGTATTGTACAGGCAGCAAAGCAAATGTCGAAAGTAAAATCCAATGTACCTTATGGATCGGCTACGCTTAAAGGGTGTACGGCTCCCTCGATTTATACATAATGTAAATGCGTGGTGAGCGGTATCGGTATCGAACCGATCTCTTTACTTCTGTGCACGAAGTAACATTTCATCCCAGAGTACTGACCGCCCAAATAAAAAAGAAAGGTGAACTATTCTCACGAACCATCCACCTAGAAACACAAAATAAAACACGACAAAACAATAAATATCACTCTCACGAGCTACTGTGCTCCCGGATAGCTGTTCAAAGCACACCGGGATAGTTAGAACAATTCAAAACTCAAATTAGGGACTTTAACCCTACAGCGTCCTTTTCGCCGGTATCATTGGTTAAACATAAAAGAAAAAAATATCTGTGAAGGAACCCGGACTTGAACCGGGACGGATTTTACATAAGTTTTAGCATGGCCACTCTCAACTTAATACCACACACAATATGTATGCGTGTCTGCCAATTCCACCATTCCTTCAGTTCGTAGCCGAACGCTTCCGGCTACTGTGATTGATTTTTAAACACAAATATTATTTCTCCTTCACAGGGTACTTAACTCTAAAAGAGTTGAGCCAGGGAACAGATTCGAACTGTCGACCTCATGTATTACATGCACTCTACCTATCTGAGCTACCTTGGCAGTTGCCCGGCGAACCGGGCTAATAAACATGACAAATACTAAAATTAAGCAATGAAACCTTCACAGGCTATCTTTATTTTGTTTCTTATCTTCATAGATGAATCGTGCTGCTAATAGTAACACAACTATAAAAAAGATAATATACGACCAAGTAATATCACTTCTTGTTGCTTCGATTCCTCCACCTATATACATAGCCACTATTAAAGCAGTTACAGTAAAAATGTTATGAATGATCTTCAATGATTTCATTTCTTCCTCCTTCCTGATTTTAACTTTTTTCTCATACATCGGCAATGAAGTAATACCTGAGCAGCATTACAATGCCATTTCCCATTTTGAACCACTGAAGGTTTATCACTCTCAATCTTGCCTGCTTCAATGAGGCTAATCAACTTCTTCTCACCACCTACATAGTATGCTGACTTATCTTTCCCGAATATCTCTGTCGAAAACAAACGGAGAATATTATCAAGTAAGATCTCAGCCATTTCACCTCTAATCTTCTCCATAAGCTATTATGCAGTTCTGGTAACTTTAAATATCCCATTTTCAACATCAGTTCTTGTTGTCCAAGACATTCCTTTTGCTTTTTCTATGTAAAGTCTAGAACTCAATGTATTATTTACAGAGGTCTTTTGAATGATGGGAAATATTTCTGTATCTCCAACATCCATATTTCGTAATACATCAATTACACTACGTCTTTCAATTTCTTTTTCCATACTGATTATTAATAGATTAATAGGTTCCTCCGATCCAAGATTATTCGCTAATAAAAAAGGAACGGAGGATTTTCTTATTTTTGTAGAACCAACTTAAAAAATAAGAAAATGAATAAATTTATTGAGATTACCGAAGACGGTAAACGCATCCTTATCAATCTAGGATGTGTTATTAGAATTGAGGACCATAGAAAACAGTGTATCCTACATTTCATTGATGGGACACCGCCATTAACAATCACTCTTACGTATGAGACTTTGAAGTCGATTCTTCAGGATCCCACTCATTCACTGTGTGGGTGACCCTCCAAACGGGAATACCAAAGAAGGTTATCACCTTATAGCTTTCAAACACTTTCACGCAATCCCTGATGGGCTTGCCGCCAATAAAGATGTTTCCTATCTCCCGGAAGGAGACATCTTTAATTTCAATGATTGCTTTCATAAACGCTTTTTATTGCATCAAACTTATCTGAAAATGAATGCAAAACATTCATTAATATCCGGAACATTCCGTATGTAAATAAAGCACTTACTGCACCAAGAACAAATGAAGTTGTTCTTTCTTCAAAATCACTCAACGTAAATGTTGTGATAAAAAAGTAACACGAAGAAATAACAGAAGCGAGTATCATAAACATTGCTCCTAATATTATCCCGATTACTAAAAGCTGGAAAAATCTTGTCATAATTCTACATTCTTTAATTAAACATTGAAGTGATGAGCGGATTCGAACCGCTGACCTCTGCTTGTGGTGCTCTTCCGTTAAGCTAAGAGTATTTCTTGAGAGACTCGAACTCTCAACCATCCACCACACACAGTGCTCTAACCTGCCTGAGCTACATCACCTTTAATATCATAAAGCAAATACCACGATTTGCCGACATAAAAGTCTAGCTGCTTTTATTTTTGCAACGATACGGTCTGACCATTAACCACAACATTATATCGTTGAGAAGCCTGCCTACGTCAGTAATCCCTTTCGGCACGTGTCGGCTCCCAAAACACCATTTTACCAATATGTCAAAGAACTCTTCTCTGTGTTCCCAGTCTCCTTTTAAAGGCAGGCTCATAGACCGGACTGGGTACCGGATAACCGGGGTTTGGTTTGACTTAGTGAGGGTTAAGATTTAGCGGAAGTGTAAATCAGGTTAGCGATTGTAGAAATGGACTTAACGCTTTCAGCAAGTTCCATATTCTTAGCATCCGCCTTTCTCCACCATTCTTCAAACCTTTCGTTGTCTTTTCTAAGCTGTTCATTCTCTTTTCGCAATTCCTCTACTTGTTCTTCAAGAACTTGCTCGCGTGATTTCTTTTGATCTTCCATGATTATATAAATTGATTAATCTCCGACATAGTGTGCACCATATTTTCCAGTACTGTTTGGGTTATAATAAGCAGAAGCAGGAATATTCTTATTATTGTATTCTTCGCTTGGAGTTGCTTTAGCGGCCTTGCTAATTGCTTCGTGCCTTTCAGCTAAGAATTTATCAGTTCTTGTTTTCACCGCTTCCGATGAAAAGCTTTCTTGAAGTTTAGCGAAGCTCCATGCTGATTTTAAGCACTCTGAGAATGTTTTTCCACCTTTCTTATAATTGCGGTGTGCCGATTTCATGATTTGTGATAAATTGTAGCTCATATTCTTTGTTTTCAAATTGTTTTTGTCAATCACTTTTTGTATGTTTGTATGTGTGATTGATTTATGATGCAAATGTAATCCCATTTGGTATTACGCACAAATTTAAAAACCAAATAATAATCCCGTTTGGTATTATTTAACTTTTGATTGATTTGATATGATTAGTAGAATTAAGGAAATTATAGCCTATTCGGGATTATCCGACAGAGCTTTTGCTATAAAATGTGGAGTTGCTCAAAATACACTTAACAGGCAGCTAAACGGCGTTAGAGAACTTAGTCTAGTGACTGTAAATGCAATACTAGGCACTTTTGAAGATATATCAACTGAATGGCTATTAAGAGGAAAAGGTGAAATGCTGATTTCTGAAGCTATAAAGAAAGATGAAAGTACAGAACGAATAACTCGTCTTGTTGATACCATAGCTACTCTTCAAGGGACTATAAACGAGCAAATGAGAACTAATCAGTTGCTCACTGACGAAAATAAAAAGTTGAAAGGTGAGCTAGCTATGATTAAGAATGAACGTAACATTGGGTAGTTTATGGAAACTTTTAATTATAATGATATAATAAACATCCTATTCAAGAACTGGGATAAAATTGTACTTTTAGTTAGTATTCTTGGTTTCTTTATTCGTGAAATATTCGTATCTAACCTCAAAAAAGAAGAACACAAATTTTCTGTTACTTACAATGAAATGGTTAAATCTATTAATAATTATATAGAAGCATTTGATAGCTATAGGACATCAATGATAGATTTACCTTTAGAATTTATAAATCATAATTTCCCATCTAAAGAACTAGATAAATATGTAGTTTCTCCGCTAAACAAATTAAAGCATTGTGATTTAGTTCTATCATTATATATAGATAAAAATTCTTATAAAACATACCGAAAAATAACAGATAGTTCTATCAATTTAAGTGACAGGTTACATATTATCATAATGGCAGTATTGAACAATGAAACAGAATATTGGAAAATATACGACAAAGAATTAACTATTTTCAAAGAAACAACAAACAAACTATTAAAGCAGATTCACACAGACAACCAATCTAAAATATCCAATACCCAAAATGGATATTTTACACGCTTATTTAGAAGAAAAGAACAAATCTATAACAATGTCACCTTATCAAAACAGGATATTGCAAACATTAGTTATGTTCCAAGATTAATGACATTAATAGAAACAAATCAAAATACTCTTAAGGAATATATGGAAATAAATCATTTACTCACTGAGGAGCTTAAAAAAGTCAAAGGTGAATTAGCTATGTTGAAAAATGAAAGGAATATAGGATAAACTAAAAAATATAATT